TTCAGATGAAATCCTTGCGCTAGTACAGCTTGAAAAAGCCATCGCAACTATAAGAACCATTATTGCATTTTTCATTTTCTCACCCCATAAATGGATTTCCTGGATAATGCCAAGGCAACCATGCCGACTAGATATTAGTGAAACAATGATGTTCAGTCAACAGTTATCCTGAAAAATTTCACTAATAAAAAGAAATGGACCCTTTGTCTAAAAAACGTCATTTTTTGTATTGCCCCTTTGGTTATAGCCATTCAACCCTCGCCAGAGAAACATCCTGTGGCGGTTTACGGAATTTTCGCACAGCATGAGCGTGATAATATCTTTCAGGGTGAAAGATTGCCATCAATAGCTTGGTGCAGTTAACAGCGTCATCCAGTATCATCTCGTTGTGGATTGGTGATGGCACAGGGATTTTATGCCTGCGGTTTTGGCATTTACGACAGTTATCCATGGGATAATCCAGGAGCGCAGCTGTACGGAGGCAGCGTCGGTATCCGGCACAAGTATAATCCCTAAACTGAACGAGTTCTGAGTTTTGCTTTTGCATGATGGATAGCTCAAAAGGGAAGAAATCCCATGTACCGGCCAGCTTGCAACAAACCGGCACATGAGATTCTTTTTTGGGTGGTGAGGTGATAGGAGGTCTCCCCACCGCCCATGGCTTAACACAGCGAATTACTAAAAAGTCTTAACGCCCATCCGCCAGGGCGGGTCCGGCCTTTTTCCCATGCAGGCCATCATATGACGGTGAAAGGAGTAAAAACCGTCTGATCAGGTCGGACCAAATAGCCTACACAAACCAACATATTTAAGCGACAACGGCTGCATCCTTAATGCCGCGAAGCCGTGCCGCTGATTTATTATGAGCCAGAGTGAATCCACTGATCCATTCAATGAGGGTCCGGTATTTCACACCGCCCGAATATAGGCCCATGTCAATGACATCCATCTCGCCGCATTGCAGGCCGAAACAATGGGTGCCCAGGCCAAATTTAACAGCATAGATGGAAGTGCAGACGCTACTGCCGCCACCGCTTCCAGCCTCGTCAAAAGCGAGAATGGCGTTATTTTCCTCATCCTCTTCTATGATACGGATTGGAACGTCTGCGTAAGTGGTGACCCTGCGCCCAAACTGGTCAATTGTGTAGTCGATCTGCCCGCCCACAGATGTGGTACGAGCGGCAACCGTCAATCTGCGTCTCAAAGTTTTATTCATATACAAAACCGAGGGCGAGCCATCTGTGGCGTCCATAAGCTCATCAAGTTTGGCAAGGGAAAGAGCGTCTCCGCCAGAAGATGATCCGGCTTCAATCAGGTTGTCACCGATTAGGCGAGACTGGAGGCCGTCAAATTCCTTCGGACTGGATTCCACATCGCCCTTGAAGAAAGTCTTCTGCCATTTGAGGGCGCAGGATTTGGCTTTCAGGCTGTCGTGGATTGCCCGCAGATCATTAATGTTCCCCTGCGTCTTCACAAGTGCCCTGTCCACGTCGCTGAAGCCACCGGCAATAGTCAGGGATTCGGTTACATGGTCAAGCGAGCTGGTGCCTTCTGTGTAGTCCTCATTGACTGCCCTGAAATCAGATCTGGGGAGCGTCTCCGCCCGGTTGTATTTATAGCTGTCCGATGCTACACCCAAAAACGGGATCATTTCCAGAACAGGGCTTGCCTGCGGAAAACACATGATTACACCCTGCTGCAAGGGATCGGTTTTAAGCTTTGCGGTTTCGATCAGTGATAGTGCCATAATAATTCACCTCGTTTATTTGTACCCATGGGACATCATTTCCATGGGCTCCATTTTTGATGTGTCCAGAGGCGGTTTTCCGCCTGCCGGTCTTTTACTGTCCAAACCGTTTTCAATCTTCAGATCAAATATCCCTGATTTCTGCGCCAGTCTGATCCATTCAATTCTCTGTGCTGGTGCGAGGTCCGGCACAAGATTCTTGAATTTTTCAGGAACATCCTCAACCATCAAGTCAGCCACAGATTTTAGAGCATCAAGTGCCTCTTTCTTCTGCACGTTGACCTGATCAAATCTGGCTTTGGGGATCATGTTTTCTCCACTAATCGGAGTGGTGTCCGTGGTCTGGTCTTTGGTCTCATCATGTTTAGCGTCCATGTTGACGGCTTTGTTCTCTGGTATTTCTGACATAATTTATTCCTCCGGTTTTGCGCCCTGGTCTGGCGAGGTGTTAAAGGTTTTATTTTCGGCCTGTATCTCGGCCAGTTTTTTAATTGCGTCTTCCTTGCTCAAATCTGGATTCTTGAGCATTAAAATATCGGTGCGGGAGAGGGTGCCCATTTCGAGCTCGGCTTGCCATAGCTCGGCCTGTTTATCTGGGCTCATCACCGGTCTGGGATCAAAGAAATCTATTTTTAATCTGGCTTTGTCGCTGATTTTCCAGGTGGGGTTGTGTGTGTTCCATACCAGCCAAAACATATTGAAAAGCTGCCGTTCATATCGCCCAAAAAGAGATATTTGATCTTTTCGGAGTTCCTGTAATTCTGCGCTGCCGGAGATTCTTGATAAGCCGGATTCTTGCGTCGGCTTCACGCTCATGGATGCAGCAGAAAGGCCGTTTGTGAGAGCGAGATTCTTTGAAAGGAAATCGATGGATTCTAAGATCTGCTTTATGGGAGAATTTGTCTTTTCAAACGTGAAGCTGCCTTCTGGGTTTTCAATCTCAATGGCTGTGTTTGGTCCTATTTGCAGATTTCCACCTGCGGGCAAGCCCTTTGCAACCGGTACGCCGAATCCCTGAAACTCAATGACGAGCATCAAGTCCGTGAGCTTTTGATTGATGGTTGACTGTACGGAAAAGAGGTCCTCGCCACCGGGCAACCAAAAGCCACCTGTCGCTGGGTATGAATCCCAAATGGGCACCATGGGGATGGTGCCGTATGGATTCGGCTCGGCTTGGAGGGTGTTGCCGTTGTAGTCAAGCCGTTTATAGGTTTCATCCGTCCACAGAGAATATTCTATATCCTTAGATTCTCCGCTTTGTGGATAGTGTGTCACCATCACGGTTTTGATCAGTTCAACCGTGTCACCGATTTCAACGTCCAAAATGTCGCCAGTCAAAATATCCATATCCATTTTGCGCTGTCGCCATACCGGACGGAGCATGATGGTTTTCATGAGCTGGCAATAACGGGAGGCGGTTTTCATCTTGAAGTTGAGGTTTGCCGTTTCAATAATTTCGGAGAAAATGGCTTTGTCCTGGTCGGTGCCGTCAATCTCCCGTTGTGCGTCGGCCATATAAACCATGGCGAGCTGGTTGATTATTTTTTTCACCACATTGAAGAAAACTGGTGTGAATGCGTCAGGGTCTGCATGATGCTTTTCGAGCTGTTCAATGATGTAGGATTCCTGCTCATCGTGGTAATAACTCAACCGCTTGACGGCATCTTCCTTCCGTTCTCGCGTGGCTTTTTCCTGCGCTTCCTTGAGCATCGTTTGAACTACGGTTTTTGCATTTGAATTCCAGAGCATGATTTATTCCTTTGGGGCACCAAAACTAAAAAAAGCCACCTCTCGCATATGCGAAAAATGGCCTCTTGAATGGGCTCTAATATATTATTCGGTTGTTATCGTATCAAGCGAAGTGTTGAACGTGTCGCAGGTGTTGCACCATGTGCGCCGATGGTTATAAACCGCCCGCATTTGCCACACTTGATAGTTATACTTCCCTCTGTAATGCACCCCGTGCAAAGCAATCTGTTACAGTTAAAACAACGAACATTTACAGTAATTGATGATTTTGTATTTGTCCAGTCTTTTGTTTTGTCGTTTAATGCGTCAATCATGGCTAAACCGCTTGATATATTTTTAGTCCGATCAGTTTAACGTGAGTGCGGTAGAAGTCTGATAATTGGATTTCGCTGTCGAGTTGATACTGTAGAAATTGCCTGTGCATGTCCCGAATTTCAATTGCAGCTTCACAGTTTTCTGAGCAGAATAATTCAAGGTCACCCCCCATCAAATAACAAAGACGTCGGTTTCTGCTTTTGCTGGTGCATTGAATGCGGTTGATGGTGTATAAATTCATGATTTGGGAGCGTAATGCGTAAATTGCCCAGTTCAAACTGTATACTCGGTCATCCTTTTGGTTTTTGGAGCTGTGCCCGAATGAATAATTTTCGCCTCGTTTCGCTTTTGAATAGCTGAATGTGGCCATTTCGCTGGCGAGTTTCTTTTCGTCCTGCGGGAAATGCAGCCGTCCTTCTCTGGCTATTCTGGCCAATTCAGGGAAGGAGGCATTTTGCCGTGTGCTGTGGGGTGACATACGCTCCACAGTAATGCCCTGCGCCTCGATCCATGGAAGGAGGTCAACCACCTCGTAGTCCTCCAAAATGACGTTGTTCAGATGGTATCTTTGATGGTCCTTGAGAATGGCTTTCTTGATGCTGGCGGATGTGTTCGGCAGAATGTTCTGCTGGTTCAAAATGAATATCTCCGGCTCCATGTCTTTTACACCGGCCACCTTCAAAATGGTGGTCCAGATTGTGTTGTCACCGCCGAGGGCTGATCCGAGAAGGGATTTGCTCCGGTCGAGTCCGCCTCCGATTTTATAGGCTCTTCCCTGTGTCAAGGTTTTGATGTCGTCCACCGGGATTTTATATGGGGATTTGCAGAGGTCGATCACGTCCGATGGGAAAAGGCTGTTTTTGGCATCTGACCTTTTTCCGAGAATATCACGGCGAAAATCCGCAGGCAGGGAGGTTTTGGCCAGCCGTCTGGCCTTTGTTCTGGAAATCCATGGCGGAGCCTCAGCGCAGTATTCGTCCAGGTTTCGGTAAAATTTATGGTGACAAAAAATTGATGGATCGTTTTTTGATTCCTGTTGGATCATGTGAACGGTGCCACCTTTTGAATCTACATTTGAATCAATTAGGAGGAGGCTGTCTTTTGAGTCAAGGAGCGAGCCTTGAAGTGCGTTAAACGGGGCCAAATCCGTGGCAGCGTGTAAATCGCTGACCCATAAAACATCAATCTTCTCCCCGAATGATGTGGATGGGTTATTCCCTGGGCTCATTTGAATTACATTTCCGAGCGCAGGAAAGAAGATTTCAAAAACGAACATTTGCTTTTCAGGGATGAGTTTTCTCAACGTCGGTGTGTTAGTAATTATTTTTTTAACGGTCTGGAATTGTACACGTCGGCAATGGCTTTCAGTGTTGCCAAGCAGTTGGACGGTGCAGTTCTTCCGGCTGGTGAATATCCACAGGATGATTAGCGAAAAGATCGTGCTTTTGCCATGACGTCGGGGTTCTATGATCAGGGAGAGGCTGTGTTGAAATGATGATCTTCTGGCCTGTCGCTGCTCATCGTCAACCGATTCTGGTTTGCGGGAGGGTCTGGCCTTTCTGGCGCTATGGGAGCGTGCGCCTATCGGTTTCACAGGCTCGTCCACAGAATTGATGATTTTGTTTTCTGCTGGCTTCAGAATTTCATGGATTAGTTTTAATTGTCGGTCGGTCGGCGTGAAAATTTCATACCGCGAATTGACAAGAATCCTCGGTTTGATGTCGGCCAGCCATTGTAGAAACGCGGTGGGCGTGTTGGCCTGCCATTGTCTTATCCGGTCTTGTGTCGCTGTTGCCATAGGGAGCCTCCCATAAACATAGTGTTACACCTGGGAGGTTCTGGACCTTCAAAAGCGTGATATACTTACGTTGTATTACAGTTTTTTTTATTAAAACTGTGTCATGTTAATGTGTGTAAACAATTTCCCGTTCTACTTCGTATTGGCCTGTTATATGGTGTAAGCTCTGGATCATTTCCATCAATAATCTTACGACAGCGATATCATCAAGCTGTTTTGGAGTTTTGTTCCAGTCCCAATCAGCATCAAAGGCCACAGGGATTAATAGACGTTCCTGGGTTTCCTCGCCGTTTTCGGTTAAATTAATGAGCAATACTTCACCGTTTCTGTCTTCCATTTGCCGTCCTCCGATTAATTTCCACATGATGATTACCTCTCTATTAGGATTTTTTGTTATCAGGCTTTTGGCCTGTGCTTATATCGTTTATATGTCCAATGATTTTAGCCTTTGTGTGGGTGGGTGGTGCTGGTCTTTTGCTTTGTTTTGACGTATTTGCTGGACGATTTGCCGGGCATTTTGTTGTGTTTCTGATTGTGAAGTTTTTCATTGTTTTGTTTATTTTTTATTTTTTACATTTTAGGCGTGGGGTATTACCCTACTCATTCCGAAAAAAATATTTCGGAGGTCGGCAACTCCTATTGTGCCATGGGAAAGGATATGCCGTCTCGCACCCACAATATGCCCGAGAATCAATGAGCGGTATTGATCCGGTATAATGGCATGGCCTCCGCCCTGCCTTGAGCCTGAAAACCACCTATCATGCCGGTTTTGCTCCCGAAATTGCTCCCCATGTGCAACCACCGGCGCTCTCTTTGAGCAAATCCCTTGTGATCTTATGGGGATAGGCCACAGGTTTTTGCTTGTGTCTATAGTATCAATCGTCAAATACATCGGAAAAGATATCCTCCGGGCTGTTGTCGCTCGGCTTGGCTCCTTCCAGTTTCATAAGCTCCACAAGGGCAGACTTTGAGGCGTTCTGATACTTCAACAGCGTCTTGTCCACAATGGGGTTCAACTGCCCGTCCACAAAGAGGTTGTCTTCCGTTAGTGCTCGGTTATAGATCTCCCGCTCAATGACGGCATTACGGCTTACAATGCCGCGCAGAAGGGCTTTGGCAGCATCATTAGGGTCTGAGGTTAGCTTTCCAGTTATCGCTTTAATCTGACGGGATTCTCGGGTCCGTCCGTCTATTTTCAACGGCTTTGTTCGTCGGTTTTTGTTCATAATTTATGCCTCCGTTTCTGATACCAGAATCTGGTACTATGCCAAGACACGACAAGTGGGTGGTCAGATTTCATCCGAACCTGTCAACCTGATCACTTCCGCCATACCGCTCCCCGTGCCCGTGCCAGAAAATGCCGCACCGCGTCATGGCCAGTTGCCAATGGCGGATGTTTGATGAGGTGACACGTCAACCCCAGGATATAATCTGCCTTCTCATGCACGTCCGGTTCCGGCTCGTAGTCCATAAGATTTGCAATGCCCATGGCCTCGTATAAACTGAAATCATCGCTCCAATGTTCCATGTTAGTTTCCTCCACAAAAAATGATGCCGCTTATAAAATTCTCAGCTCCACACAACAGGGGATATTTCATTTCCTCTTGTGTATCAGTCACCAACAGAGATACATATAGAGACCGATCTGCCTCATAGAATTCCCTCATGATTTCAATAACATTCATGAGGCACCAACCCCCGTGACTGTCATTGGCCCTGGTTTTAATGTATATCATTGAAATCATTATCAAAGTTATAGGGCACCGAACCCTTTGACCTCTGGTGACTGTCATGACTGTTACGCCCGAAAAGGGACCACTTTTTTACTCCGTCCCTTCCCTTTTCGGATGGCGATATACTCCAAATCCTCCGCCCGGTGGATTGCTTTTTTAGCTGTGTTTTCGCAGCAGTCATAGCCATCTCTCAGCGCTTTGATGAGCTGGAATTTAGTCTCCGCCTCACCGCCCAGTTCATGGATTAAAATGTCGCGCACTTCCTTTGCTGATATCATCATCTCTTCCTCCGTAACCATCGAAATAAAGTTTTCATTCCGCTCTAAAAGTATCGGTTTTGGCTTCGGTCCATGACGCACTTTGTCAAACCGCAGCTCAACTAATTGCTTATCCTCGTGCTTCTTCTGGGTCACTGAAATTACCGAATCCGCCCAGTCTTTAATACTGCTGGCGCCTCTTAGTCTATATGCATCATCTCTCCCTTGCTGTGGCTTCCCATAATGATGAATCACAATGGCAGCACAACCCGTTTCCCTAGAAATATGGGTGATGTTATCAAGTGCCGTCCGCATTCTGCTATTATCGTTTTCTTCCAGATAGTGGAAGGATGACAACGGATCGGCCACCAGAACATCTGCGCTGCATTGCCGGACTATTTCGGCAATACTCGCCACGCATTTCGGTTGCATCAGGTCATATATTGTCTGTGGATCTGCAAAGAATATTCTGTCGGACAAAGCCTCAACAGAAATGTTTAAACCATTCAACATCCGTTTTAATCGTTGTTTAATCTGCGGCTCCGGATTTTCAACCTGTAGGACAAGGATTCTCCGCTTTTTAGGGACTAACAACCGCCCATCAAATAGCTGCCTGGCCATGGCTAAATGCAGACTTATTTCCATGGACAGCATCGATTTTCCTGCTTCGGATTCACCGGCCAGGATAAGCCCACCGCCCTCCGGTAAAATTCCGCCGCTGATGATATCCACCACCTGGGGGAATTCGGTTGTCATTAACTCGCCTATGGTCTTGATGGTGATTGTTTCGGATGTTTCTTTGCTCGCATTGCTGACCGGCAAAGTAGGCGCACCGGCCAGAGCTTTTTCTATGGTGATCTCGCCATAGGTCTGGGCGCCACGCTGTTCATCCCACTTATCCCTGTAAAGACCTGACTGCCTGAAAATAGAATCAATCAACTGTGGATCATGTGTCCTCTTGGCACAGATTGAACATAACGCCAGATCTGCCTCGGACTGTGATTCATAGCTGCCTATATCGCCAGCGAAAAGCCGTTGAAACAGTGGGATGATTTTCAGGCCGTCAAGAATAGCATCATAATTCTGTGTTGGAAGTGGTGTTCGTTCTGGTACTGGCTCTGGTTTCGGTTGAGGTTCTTCCCCGAAATGTTTAAGGTAAAAGGCGTCCACACCTGATTGATGGTTCAGGATATAATTGACATCACCAAGCCGTTCACCCGTAACCGTGAAAAACCTGCCGGTCGAATAAACCTCAACCTGACCTTTCCTCCGCCTCTTGCCGGTCAATTTCCCCTTAACAATGACGTGGAGACCCGCACCACTCGGCGTGATTTCCGAATAGCTTTCAAGGCCGTCCACAATGTCAATGGCCCAGGGTTTGGGCTTGCCACCCTCGAAACAATCATCAAGGTCCACACCAATGAGATCATCCGTTTCCGAAAAGACGAAACCGAGGCCGAGGCCATTCTTCCTCGCCGATGTCACTGCAGTCTTAAAAGTAGTCCAGGTGGCACGGTCGTTTGTCTTTGCCGGTCGGAGGGATACAGGATTTATGGGGATTTTATCCACCTTTCCGTTGTCCTTTGGTTTTGACTTCCAGCATATCCACTGCGGATGCATGGCCAGGAGGCGAGGTATTTTGTCTGGTTCAAACCGGGTTAATTTTTCAATGTCCATTATTCACACCTGGAAAAAATTTGAATCTGGACCCACGCTGTTGGAGGGCAGCGCTGCCGATTTTTCCAAACCGGCACGGGCCCAGACTTGGCACAACACCAAAATTTTATCTCAATTCACTGCTGACCAAATCCTCAGCCATTGCACAAAAGGAGATAATGTCATCATTAAAAGCCGATTCCTGAGCGTCATCGCATGGTGATACGTCACCATTAATCTCATGTAACCGACCAGCGACCATTTGAACATCTTCTAAAGGTTTGCCGGTCAGCTCCAAATCCCGAAAATCCATTTCGTTGACGATTGTCAACGCCTGTTCATGGCAAACGGGGAGGAGTTCGGGAGCGGCTTTTTCCATCTCCACCTCATATTGTGTGATTGTCTTGAACGGCCCATGAGCGCCCATGAGGCTGTTCACGACCCTCCTCCCTATAGCACGAACATCATTGGGCCATAGGCCTTCCGGGTCCCAAATTTCCTCAGACAGCAGCTCTCGTATTTTTCCATGGAACATTTTTCTTCTAGCTTCATACACTTTGGTTTTTTTCAGTTTCACTCGTGGCTCAGCCTCAACAATCGTGTACTTCAAAGCAAAATCGCCCCCGGGCTTTTTCATAAATTTGGCATCATCCATCTGCCAGAAAATACTTTTCGCTCCTGCCTCACCGAAATCATAATCTAGGTGGTCGTGAATGTTTCGAATGATGGCATCGAAAAAAGAATATTCACTCTGATGGATAAACTCAGATAGTTGTTCGTTGCCCACACCAAAACCTTCAATATCTGCCGTCAAAGTGACTTCAATACGACCCTTGTGTTCCTTGTTAATTGCTTCCATCATGATACTCCCTTCACTTTAAAAAAGTGTTTTTCGGTTGTCTGCCACCATGGCCAGTGCTTCGGTCCATTCTCGGACACTGATCACCTCCCTTTCAAACATACGTTCCCCTGATTTTTTCATTGCTCAAACTGGCAAGCGCCTCCCGCCAGTTGCCCTTAATGAAACACAAAACATCCTGGTGGCACTTGCCCAGTTTACGTCCTGATTGCATCTGTTTATGAGATCGGATCGGCAGGCTTCCCAGCGCATTAAGCAAAATCCCGTGGTTGTAAAGATTTAGCCCGGCATCCTGGAAAGCGGTTATTGTTTGACCCGGTAAATTCCGGTAAAACCCGGTTTTTCTGTCGCGGATGTCACCGACTACGAAAACGGCGAAACGGTTGTCCCTGAGCATGGCACAAGATTCTGAAATAATGTGTTGGTAGGATTTCAGGAACTGGGCCCAGGCCATGCTTGATAAGTCTCCAGGATCATTAGAATATTGTTCCAAATCAAAGTATGGTGGGCAGCTGAAAAGTAGATCAAACCTTCCATCAACCAGCGTCTTAACGTTCGCAGAATCGCCGTGTATCCACGTTGGTGGGTTTTTTGGGCATATCTCCCTCGCCTGTTCCCTATTTGCCAGAATTTGCCCCTCAGATAGATCAATTCCGATGTATTTGCGGCCGGTTAAGCTTGCCACGAGCCCTCGCACCGAGCCACCGCAAAAAGGGTCCAACACATGGCTTCCGCCTGGGGCAAACCATTGATAAACGCATTCCGTCAAGCACGGGTCAAAAATGGAGGTGCCGGATTGTGACTCAACATGGCCAGCATCATCGCTCCTATTGTATAAGCTGTTTATTTGCGGCTGCCCCTGGGCAAATTTAGGATTTTCACCCTTCATTAAATCCTGGCCATAGGTTCTGCCTAGGACCCGCCCTCGCCCATCGCCTCTCTGTCTGCGTGAGTAATCTGCGGCAGGCATCGGCGAGCCACCAGGTGAGCTGTCGATTTTTCGGATTTTTGCTTTGCCACGGTCGGTCCATGCTGTGGTGGGATCTGCGGTGGATTTTCCGTCCGGAGATATGCCATAGGTCAGCACCTCGCCTCTGCCGATCTCGCTGCGGATGCCTAGTTTTAGCCATTGTTGTTTTCTCTTTTGCCAATAGCCTTGGCGGGAATCGAGCACAGAAAATGGAGGTGCAATCCACCTGCTGACGAGGGAGATAATATCAGTGGGTTTTCTAAATGATAGATCGATCTGATCCCAGGGGATAAGGATGTTTTCATTTTTCATTTTGACCTCCCCAGGCCGGAGAGCATCTTATTAATCGCAGCATCAATCTCGTTTTCGGTCACCGCGAATTTTTCGAGATATTTGTCGATGTCGCTGAACTTGATCAAAATCCTGCCGGAGGGTAAACGGCTATGAACCAAACCCTCCGTGAGCCAGTTTCGAAAAGTTCTCTCCGAACGTCCTGCATATTTACAGGCATCTCGGACACCACCCCATTGTTGATGTGCCATTGTCTTCCTCCTCCCGTTCCCCAACAAAAAAAGGCCGATGGGAAACACTACGCTGTAGCGTTTGCCGCCGACCTTCAAGGAGGTTCACATGGGCGAGTTATTAAATTTTTTTGCTGCCTTATTTTTTCAGGATGTCCTCATAAAATTTCTGAACATTTGGCATATCGCCCACCGTTTTTCCGTTGAGGGCAGCCTGCCGCCTCTTGCCAAAAACCTCATCAAGGTATTTCTCCTCGTGTTCTTCCACATAATTTTCGAGCAGCTCGGTTAACAGATCGGCAATGCTCTTGTCATGATAGCCCGCTATTGCTTTTGTCCTTCTGAAAAGATCTTTGTCGATATTGGCTTGAATTCTTGCTAATTCCAT